GTAGTATTATTATACATGAATAAAACATATATTTTTTCATATGTTTTTTTACTTTTCTATTATCAATCGAGTGTCCAAAAATAAGCATACAATTACCTATAAAATAAAAGAAAACCTACGAATAAAATTAAACTAATAATAAAAATAAAATTAATAATCATTTTTTTTATTTCTTTTATATTCGCTGTTTATCTTTTCTATTATTTTTAAATTTTCTTTGGCTAACATCACGCCAAAAACAAAAATAAAAATTCCAGATAAAATAAAAATTAAATCAATCATTTTTTACACTCCTATTTATTAAAGGTTATTGAAAAAATAATTTAAAACTAAAATTATAATTATCATTCCAACGCCTAAGGTTATTAAATCAATCATACAATCACTAGTATATATGCAGAAATTGCATAGGTCAAGTTCAAGGTATGCGTTTAGTGCATGGCTTAGCTCATTGCCTTAATTCGTTCTCATTCTGTTCTATTTCTTAACAGCTGTTAAGGCGTGCAAAAAATAATGAAATTAAGATTTGACAGTAGATTGATAATTTATTAGTATTAATTAATTAAACAATTAACAAAAGGTAAAACAATGACAAAAGAAACAAAAAAAGAAACAGCTACTAATGAAACAAAGAATTTCATGGATAGCTTAAAAAGTAATGAAAGTGTTAAAACTACACTTTTAGTTGCGTTAAAAAATACTACTAATTTAATGGCGAATATTATGCCTAAATTAGCGAATTCAATTAAAAGCTTAATAATTGAATTCAACGCAAAAAATAAAACCAATACTAAAACTAGCGATAATGATTTAATTCAAGTGAAAGCTTTGAGGGAACATTGTTATGGTTTGGTTGATTATGACAGAAAAAATAACCCGAATTCAGCTTTTGAAATGGTTGTTACAAGGTCTATTAGACTTGCAATCATGTCAGTAGATTATTCTAATGAATTCAATCTTGATGATAAAACAAATAAAATATTTGTTATGTCTAAGGTTGCAACGCCTTTCATAGTTGAAAAATTAGAGGGGCAAAAAGCTGGTACTAAGAAAAAACCTAACACCAGCGAAGAATTGGTAGAGGTGAACACAGGTATTATTGATAGGGTTTATAAAATTAAATACCCTACAAAAATTGCTGTTCGCAAGCCAAAAACTAAGGACGCTAAAACTGAATTGAATTTCAAAGATATTTCTAGGGAATTCAAAAAGTATCTTACTAAGTCTATTCAGTATGCTCAAAAAAAAGATGTTCAATTTTTTGATTTTATTGATGACAGCGTTGTTAATGAAATCAAGGCAATCAAATCATTATTGGACAATGGTTACAATATTATTTCTCAATTCAATAGTCAGTATCAAGTTGATATTGATGGAGAGCAAGTTGAGAAAAGAGTTGCCTAAATTTTAGCTTACCCCCTAAGCCCCCCTCGGTTAATTCCTAGGGGGGTTTTTTTGTGCCCCCAATTTACTCCCCAGAATACCTTTGATTAACACTAGGGTTATTACTTACAAAAATCTGTACTACCCCTCTATCCCACAAGTGTTAACTAAAAATACCTTTAGTATTCCTCTAAGTACCTTTGACTAGATTGTAATGGCACACTTGATTTGCCTAGAATAAAAATTGAATAGACGCAGGGGGGATACGCGAGGGACATGGGGGGTTGGGGGGACTAGACATATGCACTCATGGGAAAATATCAAATACCCTTGTTAACCACTTGGTGGCTATATCTCAGGGATAAATATTCTACCCTAATATATCCCTGGGCTATATCTTAAGGGAACCTTTAGTACCCCTTATGAATGATACTAATGCTCCCCTGGGGTACCCTTAATGGTACATTATACACCTATTTTCAGGAATTGTCAATAGGTAACCTAAAATTATTTTTATATTACCTCTTGACATATTCCCAATCATTGCTATAATAGATAATCATGGGTCTATCAAACGAATCACAACAACATAACTTTAGTTTATACATAAAGGGATTATCACTGGTACACCCACACAATACAGGCTCGAGCCTTGTTAATTAATACCTAAGGAATTATTATGGCAAAGAAATACGGACAATCAGATATCATGTATGATGAAGCACCGATGACTACAAAGGAGAGAAGAGCTTTACAAAAAGCTATGACTCCTGAAGTCAGACGTATGCGTAATAAATACGAAGCAAGTAAAAGGGGAGAAGCTATTAAGAGTTTCTTTTCTAAGCTAAAAGGTAAAACCATACCTGAACAAAAAAAAGCTAAGCGTATGAAAGAGGCAGATGTAGAAGCAGGATTAGAAAAGATTAAAGCTCCTAAGATAGAGGAGTCTAAACCTGAAACTAAATCTGTACCTCAATCTACTGTTTCATCATTTGGTCAAGAGTTTAAAAGAGCTAGAATGGAAGGAGTAGATTCTTTCATGTTTGGTGGTAAGTCATTTTCAACAGCAACTGCAGAAGATGTAAAAGCATCAGGAAGTACTAGCTTGAGAGAATATCTTAATAAACGACTTGGCTATGATTCAGGAGAAGACGAATAAAAATATCTGGGAAATCTTAGAAGAGGTAAATGCTAGACATGGATTCTACTATTCTACCAGAAAGCAAAAAAGAACTTACCGAGATGCAAGAAAAGTTTCTAGACGCATTATTCGGGGAAGCAAAAGGCAATCCCAAGATTGCAGGTGAAATTGCTGGATACTCAGAACAAAGTTATCCTAAAGTCGTACGGAATTTAAAATCAGAAATAACAGCTAGAGCAGAAAATTATTTAGCTGTACATTCTGCTAAAGCAGCAACTAAAATGGTTGATATGTTAGATGAGGATGGAACTACTCCCCATGCTAACATTCGTATGGAAGCTGCAAAACAAATACTAGATAGAATTGGCATTGTGAAAAAAGATCAGTTAGATATTAACATGAAAGCAATGCATGGAATATTTATATTACCTGCCAAAGATGGAACCAATCAAGATTAAAAAAAGAGGAAAGACTATTCCTTTTGGTTTTAAAGCATCAGGTGAAGCAGGCTATATAGAACCAGTTAAAGAAGAATTAGAAGCTTTACAACAAGCTAAAGAATATTTAAAAACCTGTTCTTTAAGAGAGACAGCACAATGGCTTCATCGTAAAACAGGAAGATACATTTCGCATGTCGGATTACAACAACGAATTAATAGCACCTCCGAAACCAAAGAAGGTCATCAAGAAGAAAAGGCAGAAGGCTAAGCTATCTGCAAAACAAGCTCTCGAACGAAGTAGAAAGAAAGTAGCGAAAGCTGAGCAAACATTACGTTCAGCAAAACAGTCAGCAGAAAATATAAAAAATAAACTAAAGACTGTTAACCAAGTACTAGACGGAAAAGAAACACAACTACTCACTGAAGACATAATTGAAAGTGTTCCTAATAATGTTCAAGAGCATATCAAATCGCAAGAAGTAATCTTTAAACCTAATGTAGGTCCACAAACAGATTTTCTTGCAGCTTCAGAACGAGAAGTTTTTTATGGTGGTGCTAGAGGTGGAGGTAAATCCTACGCCATGTTAGTTGACCCGTTACGTTATTGTACGAAAGCTTCTCATAGGGCACTGCTAATAAGGAGGACAATGCCAGAGTTGAGAGATTTAATTAATCATTCTCAGCGATTATACTCAAGGGCATTTCCAGGAGCAAAATGGAGAGAACAAGAAAAGGAATGGAGATTTCCATCAGGTGCAAGAATCGAATTTGGTTATGCAGAAAACATGCAGGACGTTTTACGTTACCAAGGTCAATCTTACACATGGATAGGAATAGACGAGTTACCACAATATCCTACTCCCGATATTTATAATTTTTTACGATCTTCGTTAAGATCTGTAGATCCAGAGATACCTGTGTTTATGAGAGCCACTGGCAATCCAGGTAACATAGGATCACAATGGGTAAGAGAAATGTTTGTAGATCCAAGTGAACCTAATAAGACATTTGAGATTTCTATTAACACACCTACAGGTGTAAGAAAAATTACCAGAAGATTTATACCAGCTAAGCTTCAAGATAATCCATCTTTGATGCAAACAGATGATTATTATATCATGTTAGCATCTTTACCTGAAGTTCAGCGTAGACAATTTTTAGATGGAGATTGGGATGCTTTTGATGATTCATCTTTTCCAGAATTTAAAAAGGATACACATGTTGTCGAACCTTTTGAGATTCCTAAAGGTTGGTATCGCTTTCGTGCTGCAGACTGGGGTTATAGTTCTCCTGCTTGTTGCCTTTGGTTTGCTATTGATTATGATAACAATCTTTGGTGCTATAGAGAATTATACACAACGAAACTAACTGCAGACGTATTTGCTAGAAAAGTTTTAGAATTAGAACATGGTGAACATGTTGCTTATGGAGTTCTAGACTCAAGTACTTGGGCTAAACGTGGAGACATTGGACCAAGTATTGCAGAGACTATGATTCAAGCTGGATGTCGATGGAGACCATCCGATCGTTCTCCTAAATCTAGAATCAGCGGAAAACTAGAAGTGCATAAACGACTTTCAATTAATCCTGATACAAAA